TGATCTTGGTAAATTTGCAGGTGATAAAGCAAGAATGGTAGGAGAGATGGGTGCTGATCCTAAGTTTGCAGCTGCGTTGAAAGAGAGAGGGGAGCAGTTTGGATTTAAGAATATGACTGGAGCAAAATTCAAAGCGATAGCAAATGAGCAAGGTGATAATCTACAGAGAGAGATAAATCAATGGATTCCAGGTACAGATGCTTATGATATGGCACAGATATCTAATTCAATTAATCTATCAACACAGCAATTTAAACCATCTGGATCAACACCACCACCTCCACCTAGTGGTGGTTCTGGTGGAGGAATGATTCCTATTCCTATTCCAACTGGTGGTGGAAATTCTGGTGGTGGAACTCCAGATACAGGAAGTTCTATTCCATCATTTAGTTCTGTTTCAGGTGGTGGTGTTGCTAAAGAACATACTCTGGGGATAAGGAGATAAAATATGGCTTTAGGAGCACTAGCAAAAGGATTATTAAAAAGAGAAGCAAGGGTAATGGGAGCTGATAAAGTGGCTGCCAGAGGTAAGAAGATGGTTAGTAATCGGAGAAAGAGAGTAGCAAATAGAAGAGCATCAGCCCAACAGATTATGGGTGGAGGTGAAGAAGGTGAAGCAACAACAGTTAGACCTACTGCATCATTAATTCCTAAAAGTTCTGCTATAGTTCCTTCTAGTGGTGGTTCTAGTGGTGGAGGTTCTAAAGGTGGTAATTTAGAGTCAATTAATAGTTCTTTGATGGTAGTTGCTAGTATTATGAAGAGTAATCTTGCTCTTGATAAAGGTCTTCATAAACAAGAAGAGAAAGCAGAGGAAGAACAAAAGCGTAAGGAAGAAGAAAAGAGATTAGAAACTCCTAAGAAAGATCC